ATGAGGGCGATTCATAGGTTAACAGCATCGTTTGTAAAGACATCTCCTCAGGGTAAGTATTGTGATGGAGCAGGCTTATGGTTAAATGTTCGAAAAGACAATACACGCGGTTGGTTTTTTCGTTATACATACCGCAATAAACGCCGTGAAATGGGGCTTGGTCCTGTTACAAAAACTTCTTTAAAGGAAGCACGCGAACTTGCTAAACATTATAGTGATATTCTTAAGGGTGGCAACGATCCTATTGTATTTCGAGAACAAAGTATTTTAAAACAGCAAAGTAATGTTTTTCAAGAAATTGCTCAAGCAGCTTTTGAGAGTAAAAAAGCTGAGTTGAAAAATGAAGGTAAAAATGGTCGTTGGTTTTCTCCACTAGAGTTACACGTTATTCCACATATAGGTAATCTTCCTGTAGAAAAATTAACAGCGAATATTATTCGCAATGTTCTTGCTCCACTTTGGCATAAAAAAGGAGATACAGCGCGAAAAGTACTTAACCGTATCAATATTTGCTTAAAATATGCCGCCGCTCTTGGCTTGGATGTTGATTTACAAGCTTGTATGAAAGCACGCGCCCTTTTGGGAAAGTCACGCGCTATATCAACAAATATTCCTGCTATGCCTTGGCGGGAAGTTCCAGCTTTTTATCAATCCTTAAATGATGATCTCCTTTCAAACTTAGCGCTGAAATTGCTAATTTTGACTGGAGTACGGTCATATCCCTTGCGATATTTACGTCTTGAGCAAATTGATAAAAATATATGGACAATACCAAAAGAAAATATGAAGGGTATTGTAGGAAAAGTTTCAGACTTTCGCGTACCGCTAAGTAATGAAGCTTTGAGAGTCATTGAAAAAGCTCTCCCCTTTGAAAAAAATGGTTTTTTATTTTCTGGTCTTAAAGGCACCCCGATTTCGGATATGAGTATGTCAAAGTATATGGCCTCTTGTGGTTTAAAGTATCGTCCTCACGGTTTTCGCTCAAGCTTACGGGATTGGATAGCAGAAACAACATCAACACCATTTGAGATTGCAGAGACGGTCCTTGCTCATTCAGTTGGTAGTTCAGTGACAAAAGCTTATATGAGAACAGATTTTTTAGAACAACGACATGCTCTCTTAGAACAGTGGGCTACATTTATATCAGGAACGACTTGACACAATTAAGAGAATACGTTTATACACGGACCAGGTGCTTAACAAACACCTTAAAACATCAAGCGGATTGGTTACCGAAATAATCAGTCTTCCGTGCATTATTAAGACTTTGACTCACTGTATGCGTGTAGCATATAATGACTTTGTCGGGTGTGGTTATGCGATACAATACCCTTTATGGGGAAAGCATAACGACGGACTTGATGCCGTGTTTGTTAGCACCCGGCGCCCTTTTGGGTGTCATTAACAAACGTTAATTACATCAAGGAGTTCATCATGAACAATTTAGTAAAAAACCCACAAACTACACTAACAATATCCAGTCGTGAAATTGCGGATTTGTGTGGTAAACAACATACTCATATAATGCGTGATATCCGGAAAATTCTTGGAGAATTATACCCTCAAAGCACTCAATCCAAATTTGGATTGAGTGATTTTGCAAGTTCATACAAAGATTCAACAGGTCGTATACTTCCTTGCTTTAACCTTCCTAAACGTGAATGCCTTATTTTAATCTCAGGTTATAGCACAGTGTTACGTGCTAAGATTATTGATCGTTGGATGGAACTTGAAGGTCAATTACAACTCGATCATGATCGTAATACGCAATTTGATTTACAAAACTATTATTTAGAAAGTATGGGGCCTGGTGAAAAGGCTTGGTATATTTTAGGTCCCGTCCAAGCGCGTCTTGTTGAGGCTTTTAAATTAGTAGAAGAAGGAAAGCATTATAAAACACTTGTTGAAGAAGCTAAACGTGTTTTAGAAGATCCTGTTGCAAAAGCCGCTTAATTTAAAGGAATATAATCATACCTTTCCCCTGTAAAATGGGGAAAGGATCAGTTTTATTTTGTATCAGGAACGGCTTGAACTTGTGTTAACATGCTTCCATCCACACAACTGTTTACCGTGTTCATTATGCTTTAAAATGTCTCGTGCTAAGTTTGGACTGATTGCATTGAGATCTTTTCTATCCAAATAAATAGGCATCCATCCGAGACAAGAGGAAGCGTGTTTATTTGTCGCGCACCCAGTTAGAGAGAGCAGCACGTACATCATCATCACGTTTCTTGTTAATCTCATTTTCTATTTCCAACCTTGTTGTTGCTACTTTTAAAGATTCTTCTGTTTGTTTGTGCTGTTCAACTTTCTTTCCAAGACGAAATGCCTTTGCTAAAGTTATAAAGAAAGCGATGGACGCTGTTATTACAATCACCAAATATCTTTTCATCCGCTGCTCTCCTTTTTTCTTAAAATAACTTCCTAAATAGCTCTGCCTTTCTTGTAAGCTTTTAGATAAGTTCTTTTGACACGATCTGAGACGAGAACAATAATCAATCCTACAAAAATAGCAGCCATCCACCAATGATCCGAGATTGCTTTACCAATATGAACAAGCGGCTCTACAATAGAACTCATTTTTCCTATCGAGAGTTTAAGACTATCAAATAGCCCCATCTGTTCTGCTCCTATGAGAGTTGAACTGGCAGCAACAGCACCCCCCACCATTTGGGTTTTGTCCGCATCTTTAATAATGTTTGTACCCTTTTTTCTCAAATCCGCCATGCTGACACCAGAGCGACGGGGACTAATCATTGGCGTGGCTATATCAAGTGCTTCTTGAGTTTTTGCACCAACAACACCATCAACCTCTAAATTATGATCAGCTTGAAATGAAAAGATTGCACTGCGTGTATCTGGTCCATAATCACTATCAATGGCAACAGGATAACCAAGATCATTAAGACGTTTTTGTAATCCTTCAACACGGTAGCCTTTACACCCTAGTCGTAAACCATTGGCACGAACAGAATTACTAACCTCTGCTGATTTTTTTGAGAGAGCACAATAAGCATTACGCATGCGTCGGCCATATTCTTTGACCATACCACTGCCATTGTAAACGCGTGCAATGGCATCAAAATCTTTGTCTCGTAAACTTGAAGCAAGACCACGGACTTTGAAAAAAGAAAACATCGCTCTTATTTGTTCATCTTCACATGAACACATGCTGGTGACAAAATCTTGAACACTATTCCAACCAAGGATACCATAGTTATTTCCCATAATTTGACCAGCACCATAAGAAGCAGATTTTAAGGCAGCTTCTTCATCAATGGTCATAGCTGCAATAAGTAATTGTAAAGCTTGAGTATTGGTTTTTTGCTCTTTATATCCCCCATCTTTAGGGCTGATCCACTTCTCTCTCGCAAGATCTTCTGTAATAGCTTGTTTACGCTTATGAGGGGGTAAATTCTTATAAAACTGATGTTTTTCAAAAAGGACTTTTACACGCTGTTCATCATCAAAACCTTTACCATCTGACTCCACAGAAATAATCGCAGCAACGACAGCTTCTTCACACCCAATCTCTTGTGCTAAGGATTTCACCAGACCTTGTGTACGTGCTTTACAGTCACCACTGAGTAATTTCTGTACAATGTCTGTCATGTATCTTCCCCTTCCATATAAATAACACCTTCACCTTCATCATAAGCATGAGGCGGGGCGTTATCATCTATTGTGTCATCTTTATCAGGTGTGGTGTTTATGACATTTTGCGCTGTATTTTCTTGTGCTTCATTAAACAGTTCACACTCGATACTTGTTGTATAACCGCCCGCTGTATCCAACCGATGTTTGACACTTTTAATGCGCCATTGCTCTGGAATGTAAGGACGGAAAGGTGGTGCTTGAATAAGCTTCATTTCAGTTTGAATGAACGGATCTCCACCCATATCACACGAAAATGTCGCTTTACCCCGTGATGATTTATTACGATAAGCAGCAATAGCAGCAACGGCTTCTGATTGATTGTGGTAGGTATATTTTAATTCATGAAAAGGCGCCTGACCGGTTTTGACCTCTTTCTTTTCACCACTGCGTAAATCATGATAGGTTGCTATCACACCTCCTTTCTTTTCTTCCTCTTGCTTTTCAACTTTGTCTTGCTTTTTAAGTGTTTTTTCTGAACGAGCTAATGAACGCAAAGGGGATTCATCCATATGAATGGATGTTTCTTCATCATACTCTTCAATGGTCTCTGGGTTTTGTGCTGCTGATGCTGCTTTTTGATCATCCCCTTCACCCGATGTTAAGCCCTGGGCCTCACCTGCTTCATCGCGTGCATTATATTTAAAATCCCAAGAGCTACACATCCTTTCATGAATAGTGACCACAGGGAGCATCTCTCCAGTAATAGCCTTGCCTTCACCACGTTTGGCCAGAACAAGTCTGTTATCCATAGATTTTGTTACAGCGTCATATTCTGCAGCAAGACGTGATGCAAAAGCCATGTCGCTTTCACCGGTTTGATCAATGTGACGCACGACAATTTTTGCAAGAGAAGGATCAACCTCGGGAATATAGCCATTGCGCGTTGCTATCTCTTGAATAATCTTGCCCAAGGTTATCTGATGATAAGATTGACTTTTTGGCGTTCGGTAAGACGTATTCATAGAAGCTGCACGTCCTGTCACACTTAAACTTTGTGGTGGACTGCTGACAGATATTTCATCAATCAGATAGGATCCCATGTCACGGGCTTTACCATTTTCATAACCAAGCGTTATGGAAATAACTGTTCCAATTAAAGGGATCTCTAAAAAACCATTATCACTGATGCGCGCACGGTCATCGAGCTCTATGGTAATCCGATCACTTTTGTCTTCTGCCTCATCGGTTATTTCAATCGATAAAACATAATCCATTAAAGCTTTTGTGACATCCTCACCATTAGACATCACTCTGCAGAAAGGCTTCATTGTTTTCTGCCCCAGAGCCTAATAACGGGTGTTGCTTGAGGGTAGGGAAGGGAAGGTAAAACAATTGTGATCCCCGCTTTTAAAATGGGTCCAAGATTTGCAAGTCCATCATTAACTGCATAAACACGCTCAACAGCCAGTGCTTGCTGACCCTTTGGATAGTGTCTCCAGCAAATGGCATCAACCATATCGCCATCTTTGGTAACGTAAATATCACTCACCAAATGCCTCCGTCTCCACCATATTCTCTCAGTTGCAATGTGAATTCTTGCTTGCGTGGATCACCGTTTAGACGAAAAAAGCTCTGTTTTTCATCTAGGGAAAGAATAACAAATTTACCGAAAATTTTGCCTTTTCCACTTACCAGCAAATGTGGTCCCATATGAGCCATGCTCCGCAATCTATCCAATTGACCGTAACTACCCTTGAAATTTGGATAAATCACACCTGATAAAGAATATTCGACATTAGCAATGGCCGGCAACTGAAACGCTGCTTTACTGCCTAGACGTCCTTGTTCTACCCAGGGAACATCATAAGTCATCTCAAGTTCTTGATAGGCAGCTGTTTGAACGGAAAAAATAAAATCCCCCAATGCTAACATCATGATGCTTAATCCGATAAACTTGAGTTAATTGCTAAACGTTGCTGTCTAGCTTGATCTGCAAGAGCTTTTTTAATAGCAGCACTAATATCCTGCGGTGAACCGCTGCCCCCACTGATGTTTAAACCGCTAATCGTAATAGATGCATCAACATTAGTCGTCTTATTTTCCTTATGTGCCATAATCGGTTCAGGCGCTTGAAATACCACTACGGAAGGTTGTTTGCCTCCATCGTTAACATATTCTCCATTTCTGTAATCACGTTGCTCAGGAGGGATGTTTGGAACAACAGTTGAATGAATAATCTTTTGTGCGTATGTTGTTGTCTCTTGTGTGAGATTCTTTAAACTCTCGGTCGTGCTTTTGCTTACTGTAACGTTGAAGCCTAACTTGTCTTTGACAAAATCAGGCATCCAACTCATTAATTTTTGCACCGCACCAGAAAGCCATTGTGTCATAGCATTCCATTTGCTTTTAATGCCATCCCACAGTCCCGTAATTAGATTGGAACCGACTTCAAATAAATTGAGATTAGAAAACCAATCAAAAAATTGATTAATTGTCTCTCCAAGAGAGTCCCATAACCGCCCACAGGAGGCCATAACTTCATCCCAATTTTCGTAAAGCCAAACAGCTGTTGCAACAAGCTTCTTAATACCATTAATGACATAACCGATAAGCGTATACTTCATAATGAAGTCACCCAGCTTAACAAAAGCATCGCAAATCTTATTGAGTGCTATAGTAAGCACTTTCTTGACTTTATCCCAATAGACATAAAGTGCGACCCCTGCTGCAATAAGCCCTATAATAGCTGCTGCTATCCACCCAACAGGTGTGGTCATAATGGCTGTACCAAATGTAAAAAAGGCTGTAGTAAGTGTGTAAATCGCTGTTATAAGTGGCCCCATAATAAGGGTAACAATAGTTGTACCAAATGTAACAAACGCTGCACCAACCACAGCAAGTGCTGAAACCAGTGGCCCCACAATGAAGGCCACAAGGGCTGCAAGACCTATTTTAAAAAGAGTTATTTCACCAGTGAGTGGTTCTAACCATTTAAACCAGCCTTTAATTTTTTCAGTAATATTTGCGATATTTTGCCTCAATTCAGAAGTAGGATCGCGTAAATCCTGTATAGCTTTCTTTAAGGTTTTTGCCCAATTTGCGACAGTTGTTTGAATGAGATCACGGTTTTCATCAATCAGCTCTGAAAAGGCATCAATCATATCATTGATTACCGGCATGAACCGTGCCCCAATAAAAGTGGCAACACCTCCCAGTTTTTTCTTAAAAGCTCCAAGCTTATCATTTAAATCTGCAGCATAGTGAGCAACATCAGCCCCCATAAGCCATCCGCTCTTTTTTGCCTTTTCAAACAACTCCTTGATAGGCTCCATACCTTGTGAGAGCATGGCAGCCATTTCCTTACCATCACCACCAAAAAGCAAGGCGGCAATATGTTGTCTTTGCGCTTGATTGTCTATCTTACTCATCTTGTCGGTTATTTCTTCCAACAAGTCTGAGTTTGATTTAAGCTTTCCAGAGGCATCTTTTACAGAAATGCCAAGCGCTTGAAACCCCATAATCCCCCTTTTTTGTCCCGCTAAAGCTTGTGCTGAACGCCTGTTTAAAACAGCCAGGGATTGTTGGAATTTCTCAGCAGAATAACCTGAATTATCCGCTGCATCACCCCATAACTGAAGATCTTTAACGCTCATACCTAAATGACGCGATGCGTGGTGAAGACTATCCCCCATATGCATGGTTTTCATAGTCACTGCAGTCAAGCTTGCAGCAAGACCACCACCAGCAAGGCCTAATGCTCCTGATAACATAGAAACACGGTTGGTTACTGTACCAAGAGCATTGCTGACCCCTTTTAAGCTTGCTGTCATTTTACGTGTTGCAGCCATAAGGCGATGGAGTCTTAATTTATTTGATAATTTATTTGATAAGTCCGTCAAACGCTTTTGAATACGTTTAATGGGTGCAGTTATCTTGTCTTCAAGGGTCAATCGCACCTTAGCATCTGCAACTGTTTTACTCATTTTTTCTTATACCTTTCTGCAGCTTTATGGCGCCAAAACCAGAGCTCTTGAGGTTCCATTTCCATCATCTCTGAAAGGGGCCAATGAAACACGATAGCAATATCGGCCATGAGTTCAGCGGCGGTTTCCCAGGTTAGGTAGCCCGCCGCTTTATAAAAGCCGCCAATTTTTTCCCGATATTTTCCATATCATCGACATCAAGTTCACCAACAGCCTCTTCAGGCCACCCAGAAAGACGTGAAATCATAATTATCGTTTGCTCAACACCTTCTGTTTTATCAGTAGCTTCGGCGTCTTTTACCTTTGGACGGCGTAAAGTGATTTCGGTGCGTTCTTTTCCTTCAACGTTAATGGGGAAGAGCAATTTATGGGTAATATTTTGTTTAATAGTCATTTTACATTCCTAAAAGTTCTCTATGTTTTGCTAATTGATCAACGCCATTGAATTTTCTCACCATGTTGTAAGCATCAATCTCAACGATTTCCTTGTCATTTTGAACATATTTGAAATAATTCAGGGTATAATTGATCGTTGTGGTAGACTTAGCACCAGGCTGCCATTGGCCAGGTTCATAGCCCTTGCAAAATCCACGCATGGAGATTACAACTCCTTCTTCTGCTGCACCCTGTGCTTGAATTGCACCACGCAAAGAAATATCAATATTGGGTTTACCCAAAAGACCTAGAAGTTCGTCAGAGCAATCTGCAACAGTCATAGAAAGCGTGAGCTCTTCCATTCCCATCTCGATTCCAACAGGAACATCCATGCCACCTGCACGAAAACTTTCAACGACGAAATTTAAACTTGGTAAAGTAACACTGTCACATTTTTCTCTATAGGGAATCCCATCAACATAAATGTTAAAATGTTTCAAAGCTCTTGGTAATCTAGGTGCAATCATTAAAGGATCTCCTCTATGTAATCATTGACAATACGCGAACGGAACGTGATACGTTCTGCTGGCGTAGTTGGTTGGAATTCGACATTGAAATAGACTTTTCCGCTTTCAATAGTGCTTGGATCATTAAGTTCTGAGTCAGGATAACAACGCCCTCCAATGATGGCGCCTTTCATTTTTAAGTCACGTAAATAAGCATTGACGCTTTCACTCACATCACTCAAATAAGTTTTTGTGATGTTTCGATCGACTGCCCACATATGTCCACGTAAAATGGCATCATTGATCATATCTGCAGTTCTCACCACGGATATAAAAGTAAACTTTGGATCTGATGAAAGCGTACGATTACCCCATAAGCGATAACCATTCTCGCGAATGATTGTTGTTATATGTTTTTCATTAAGCAAATTAGCACGACTGGAACTGTCACCAATGGCAAAATCAATGGGTCGTGCTGTACCACTAATGCCATTGATCCCTTTATTTGAAGGAGAATGCCAAAAACCGTGAGTGAAATCTGTTTTAGCAATAATACCGGCAACTACTGAACTTGCTGGTTCTTGTGAAATCTTTCCATTACGCAAAATGCTTACAAATGGGTCAGCTATGATGGCACGTTTGGAATCAAAATCTCCTCTCGTTGAGATTGCTTCTTCATCCGTTGTGTTGGGTCCATCAATCACCACAATAGCGCGTAAACGCTCAGCAATGCCAATTAGCTCTGCTGCTACGGGATTAGACATTTTTTTGATTGTCGCTTCGGCTGTGGCACCTTCTCCATCACCTTCAATGGTTACACGAGGTGCTTCTTCATAACCACTGCCAGCATAATCAACTCTAATGGATTTTACTTGTTCGCCCCAAACACTGGCTTTTGCCTTGGCATTGCCTTCTATTGTAACAGTAGCCTTAGTGTAACCACTGCCTCCGTCCGAGACACTTATAGCAGACACACCAGCATCGCGTTTGTGAGTAAAACCAGGAGCAATTAGAATGCGTGGTGTTTGCCCAACAATCGATTGTGCTCCTATGAAAGCATGGACACCTTCGTAAGCGCCATTGGCATTGACACCACCTAGAATATTCGTCAATGTTTCGTCGTCATCTTCACCTTCCTTTACGCGCACCACAACAACAATGGCACCGGCTTGTTTGAAAATCAGATCAACAGCATTGGGCAGTGTACCTTCTCCTGTGTTGTATTTGTCGAGTTTAGCTGCCTTGGAAAGAGATCCTGATATTAAAACCGGTGTATTAAGAGGAAAGACCTCTTCATCTGCATTAGGTGCTGTACCTACAATGCCTATAACTGCCGACTGAATTGGCGCAATAGGGCGTGTGCCATCGTCGTTTTCGATGACTTCAACCCCATGTAAAAATCCTGATGCCATTCTTGGTGCTCCTTTAATGATTGGATGATAAAAAATAAAGGCCAAATAAATCTATTTGGCCTTGCACTGCTTTCTTAAGAAAGGTTTTGATGAAACTTAACTGAAGTGTCCTTCTTTACACCTCTATGGGATCTTCAGATGACTCCGGTTGTGTTGTTTCAGTGAAAGATAAGTCGTCTTTTTCTTCCTCAACAGGAGGAGAGAATTGGCCATCTTTATAAATCCAACCAATTTGAGCTTCATTTGAAGCAATGGCTTCCCCTTCAAACGGGTAAACATAATCCTCTGGTCCAACAATAATGTTAGTTACCACACCATTTTCAACAACTGCATAATTCATTCAAAACTCCTTTGTAAAATTTTTTAGAGCGTTAATTTTTCCATAATCTGATAAGAACAGCACCATTGGCTCCCTTACCGCCAACGCCTTTAACTCCATGAGCACCCGCACCGCCACCGCCATAACCTGCTCCTCCAGCTCCTGAGGTATATGCACCTGCGCCCTGTTCTCCAGTAGCTCCTTTTATGGCATTGCCAGCATCACCACCAAAGCCACTTATTTGTTTATATTTTCCATCCCCTCCATTATAACCATTACAACCTCTGACAGGACCTGGGTTCTCATCCGTTACCAAGCCATAGTTGCCTCCTCTACTTCCTTTGCCACCTAAAGAAGAATCATCGCCACCGTTGCCACCTGCGACTACAATAAAATTATTACCTATAATTGTGTATCCTCCATTTTTGCCATGTATTTTTCCACTCACCTGTGCTCCACCTTTACCAATAACGATATCGTGATGTCCATTTAAACTTAATTTATAGCCATACCAAACCATGCAACCGCTCCCACCGCCGCCACCGCCTAGATAATTATCATTCTGTGCACCCCCACCGCCGCCACCGCCGCCCCATGCTTGGATCTCAACTTTGGTTTTATCAGTTACCCAATCTGGCCACTGAATCTTCCCACTTTGTGTAATAAGTAATTCAGCATCAGCAAGCTCTGGCCAATCAATGAGTTTATCAATTAAACTTGTGCTTTTATCAGGTAAAGACCGTTTCAGTTTTTCAATTTCTTTTGACATAGCTTCATCCAATTGCAGTTTTGTATAAACGGATTCATCATCAACCTTGAGAGGCCCTTTGAGCAAGCTTTCAGTTACACTTAACTGTGTCACCACGTTATCTTCTTGTTTCAAAGTTAAAGAAGAGGCTTCAGTTAATTCAATGCCTTCTTCAATGCTGACCTTTCCTTTGAAAACATTGGTATCTTCCCACTCATTTTTACCCGATAAACATCCATAATTTTTCAGATCTACATTGACAGTTGCTATATATTCCTCAAGATCTGTGATATCCTTAACATCATGCTGATGTTCGCCTAAGAGTGACTTAATACTGTCAAATGCAAAGCGATCCTCACCTGATTTATATAAAACATGGGTTTCAGTTGCATCGTTGGCACCTTCAACATCAGTTAAATCAACCAAAGCAAAGGTTTTATCTGCTGCCATCTTGCCACTTAGTACATCTTCAAGTTCGCTTACTTCACTTATCACATGAGTATGCTGTGAAGGTGCTTTACCATCTGCTTTTTCATCCAGATCAGAAACCGCCTGATCAATTATTATCAAATCTTCGCGTGTAATAGGAAATTCAGTGCTAATAAAACGGCCTTCTTTGGGTAATTCCATTGCTAATTTCTCTGTTTTCGCCATGATATTACTCCTGTCAAACTTAAATGCTAAAAGCTTTATAAGCTCAGATTGATTTATTCTTTTTCATATGGTTTTTTCCATATTCTTATAAGAACAGCGCCATCAGCTCCAGAACCGCTGATACTATCATTTCCGTTAGTTTCAATACTAGTTTTCATATTGTTTCCATGAGCACCACTACCGCCACCACCAAATCCACGACCTGGTTTGCCTGAAATAAGGCGCCCAGTTCCTATCCCTCCACAACCACCTCTTGATGTATCCCCTCCGGCATCGCCACCATGACCACTCATAAGGTAATGGGTACCTTTTGTTCCCGGACTACCATAGCTGTGTTTAGCAAGACCTGGACGACCGTCGACAAAGTTTCCTACTTTTTCTCCTTTTCCTCCTTCGCCACCTTCTCCTAATTTATCACTATTCGTGCGACCAGCACCACCACCTCTGCCGCCTGTGGCTTTAATAAAGTCATCTCCGATAGTTGTGTCTCCTCCAGCGTTGCCTGACACATTTTTATTTTGCACAGAAGCTCCCCCTTTACCAATGACGAAATTTTCACGTCCTTTTAAAGCTCTTTTATAGCCATACCACACTGAGCCGCCACCGCCACCTCCTCCTCCGCCCGGCCAATAATCATTTGTTGAACCTCCACCAGAACCGCCGCCGCCCCATGCTTGGATTTCAACCACGGCTTCATCCGTTATCCAATCTGGCCACTCAATCTTTCCACTTTGCGTATAAAGTAATTCTGCATCAGCAAGCTCTGGCCAATCAATGAGCTTATTGATAACAACAGAGCAACTTGAGTTCTCATCAGTCAAAGATTGTTTCAGTTTTTCGATTGCTTCTGATATAGCTTTATCCGCTTGCGGTTTGGTATAAACGAGCTCATCATCAACCTTAAGAGGCCCTTTAAGCGAGCTCCCAGTTGCGTTTAAATTGGTCACCACTTTATCATTCTGTTTCAAAGTTAGAGAAGAGATTTCAGTTAATTCAATGTCCTTTTCAACACTGATTTTTCCTTTGAAAACATTCGTATCTTTCCACTCATTTCTACCCGACAAACGCCCATAATTTGTTAATCCTTCATTGACGCTTTCTACATACTCCTCAAGGCCTGTGATATCTTCAATTGTATGCTGGTGTTCTCCTACGAGTGATTGAGCAGAGCTAAATGCAAAGTGATCCTTACCCGATTTATATAAAACATGATTTTCAGCAGCATCGTTGGCACTTTCGACATCAGTTAAATCAACCAAGGCAAAGGTCTTATCTGCCTCCATCTTTCCACTTAGCGCATCTTCAAGTCCACTGATCTCACTCATCACATGAGTGTGTTGTGAAGGAGCCTTCTCATCCACCTTTTCATCCAGATCAGAAACGGCTTGATCAATGATGGTTAGGTTTTTACGTAAAAGAGGAAACTCAGCGCTGATAAAGCGACCTTCTTGAGGTAATTCCATTCCTAACTTCTCTGTTTTCGCCATAATATTACTCCTGTCACATAATTCCCGCACCAAAATCACTTGCCATAGAACGTGCAGCAGGACCGCCAGTTAATGTCAGTCTCAAACGTGCTTGCCCAGCTGTCTTATCCTCACTGACAAATTTGCGTTCCGTCCACAGTGGTTCTGCGAGTTGTTCTGTTTCTTCTAATTTTAGGGAAGTGAAATCACCATCATCCAGTTGCAGCTCCATTTTGAAAGTCGAACCGCCTGGTAAAAAAGTTTTAATATAACTGGTTAGTCTCGACTTTTCTCCAAAGGAAAAAGCACGTGTGACATAGGTTGCTTCTTTTCTAATCTTGCCCGCGATCAATTCAATGGGAGCAAACAACACTGGCGATAGCTTCCCGGTCCCTTTTAAAATGGCACGTAACTGGACTTTTTCACTGATATATTCCGTTAAACTCAGCAATTGGAACGGTAAGAGTTGATAAATTGTGCCGTTGTTGCGTTCAATTTCAAAGATGACAGAACATTCACTGGAAGGCAATTCAATCGCTGCACGCACCTGTAAATCAGAACATTCTTTGAGATCAAACTCACCTAAATCGACAGTTTTTTCTGTTTGTGTATAACGAGCAGCAAGTACACGAAATGCTAAGGCCTCATCTTGATGAGCTGTCCATGTTTGCGCATTTACAGAAGAAAAACGAGGACCTGTGATATAAGGATGGCTAGAAACATATCTTTGGTTTTCTTCGTCAAAATCTCCAAGTTTTGCTAATGAAACAGAATGATCGCCATCATCTGTTTTAATGACAAAGGCGGTTAAACGATCATTAAGCACGGTTAATGGAACACTATAGCGTGCTGCAGCCCATCCCGTTTCAGCCTCTTTCATTGAGAATAAAGCTTGTGCTTGAATGTCCGCTGTAGGGTAGCCATTGTCTGTTGTAACAAGATCTACCATCAAATCATGCGCACGATTACCAATCTTGCAAATATGGAAATCAATACCTGTTATTTGCCGCGTTTCATCAGGTGTAAAGACTTGTGCTTGTGGATCAGATTTTTTCCATACACGCACTGTTGTGACACGCCGCATAACCTGCACATCAATCACACCTTGCCCTGTGAAAAGGCCTGTAGCCGTTGTTTTTCCTGTACCAACAGCAATGACGTTCTTTGTTCCTGCTGTAATGTCTTTAGGAATTTTAAACTTCCCTTCAATAATGCCTTGAGCATTGGCAGTAAGCGTCTCTTTTGGTAAAACACTAACGCCATCAAATGTCAGACTTTCTAAAACCTCTCCTTTACCAAAGCCTTCAATCTTAAAGTTGAGATCAATTTGTCTTAAGAAATCAATTTGCTCTTGATGTGTACTGACCAGTTCATCCTTCGTTTCTGTAGTACGACCACCCCCAGGACGGCTGCCCATAGACAGTTCATTTGTTACACCTGAAAGCCAATCCGTGCGTTGAACACGCCAGAAGTCCGTTGCAGGGGTGAGAGCGAGTGTGCCTGGCAATGGGTCAAAGTTTTGATAAGGATTGATTTTCTCGCAAGCAGTCATCAACTCTTGCGCAATGATCACTTCATTCTCCCAATCAAGGGTGACAGGCTCATTTAAAGGAGCGTAGTAAAATGTAGGTTCAATCGCAAGGCGTAATAAACCCTGACCTATGGCACCTGTTTGCTCGATTCCTTCATCACGAAGGCTGTCATCAAGAAAAGGATCGGCAATCATCCCTTTTTTGGAGACAGGTTCTTTTGAATCAACATTGCTCTTAATCTTTTCAAGCTGTAACAACCGATCAAGATCAAGAACACGGTTAAAATAGCGCCACATTTCAGCATAAGGGGCAACACGTGTGCCATTATTATCGACACGTGGATAATCAAGCCAATTGTTTGTGATCGTTGCAAGCGATAAGATATCATCAGGAACACTAGGTGCTATGGGATTGTCTGCTGAAATTCCTTGAATATAAACCACATTCCCTTGAGCATTTAAGCCTATGCGGTCAATACGAGGCAGTTTGTAGGTGTAACTGACAATAATATCTCCACCTTCAGCACCATCCGTGACAGTAATTTCCCGCGCTGTAATTTTATCAGCATCCACCTTTGCACGATAGTGATAGGTAACCTCATAAGTGCTACCTGGTTTAGGTTCATCACCGGATAAAGACCAGTCAATCGTATCACCCGTCTTTTTAAAGTCTACGCCTTCTTTAAAGTCCTTTTTATCCTGAGTCACCTTAACAAAACTCACAATACTTTTATCGGGAACCCCATCACGCCCTGAGGCTACCGCACCGCGTGTGACATTGGTTGTCTTTTCTTTTGTGAGTAGAATAGAGTGAACAGTCGCAATGGGAAAATAATAAGTTTCAAACGTAAAGCTTGTCTTCTCCGATTTAGTTGCCTTGGCTTTCTTGGATGTAAAGAGATGTGTTTCACTTGGCACTATGCCTTCACAGTAGTCTTCTGGCTCTTCATGCCTTAAAGCAGCAAGGCGTTTATGTTTAAAGCCATTAATATTGGCTTCACCTTCTTCGATACTAAATATTTGTTTGCCGTCATTTTGTCCTAAGGCCGTCACCCGACAACCATTGACAATATAATGCCCATGAGCACGGTCATAAGTTGCAATAGCTTGCAAAGCAGGCTCTAACAATGAAGGGGGCTTTTGATCAATCAAAGTGCCATCTTGCAAGACATAGACAGGGAAGAAAACACCTTCTTGTTTGTCATTTTCCAAAGCCCATACAAGCTTTGCTGTTTCCCTTGCTGCCCCTGGTTCACCTTCTGCCAATGTGCCTGGAATTTGACCTAATAACTGTGGATCATCTTCATGTGTTATCCATTGTTTTTGAAGCTTTACACCGATCTCTACACGTCCAAGCATGGGGACATTGTTTAAAATGGTTTCTGATACAGGGAAGATATCCCCTGCGATAAAGATTTTCCCTTCTGTCAAAGTAACTTTTTTAGTCTCTTGATCAACAAAAGCATCGGCACGTTCAATACGGTCACCTTCTTTAGCGACAAGTCTTCCTAAGCGATCATGACGGCCACGAATAATGGTTTGAACTTCATTGAGTTCTGCACTTTGAATAAAGGAACGTTCTCCATAGAATACAACGCTTTGTTGCTCGTCTTTGCCTACAGATCGGTCAATTGCAAACGGCAAACCGCTTTCATGCTCCATATTAAAACCTCAATAAAATTTTGAATTGTTCACGAACGTCTTTACGTAAAGATAGAGAGACAGGGGTTTTGAGAATCTCCACGCCATCAATAAGCTCATCAGGCTCTAACCATAGTTTGCCAGGCGAGATATGTTTTGCAGGAGCCGCATGCACGAAAACGGAAACAAACGCTGCTTGTTTATCGTTGATATCATCAAACTGTGTTCGTGCTGCAAGCAAAACTTTTGTACCCTTTATAAAGGGTGTAAAGCGATGACCTGAATAACTGTAAACTCCATCTGAAACTCTTGTCACTTGCTGGACAATGTTACATCTTCGATAACCAATCAGCTTATTATTGTTATCTCTTAAAGCCAGATAAAGGGTGCGACCTTTAAACCAACCCGCCATGAGTATGTCACGCTCGTTTTTCCCCACTGACACCCAAGGGAAGTCCATCACATCCCATGGATAATCTAAACCTTCCCAAACGAGCTCTTCTTGATCATCAATCCAATTGCCAATGAGCTTTCCGTCTTCTTCAGTTAAAGTGAGGCTTATTTCTGTAGAACGCCCAAAGGAAAATACTGTGCCGCTTTCTGTCACGCACACACCGCTTTGAGAGTCAAACATGCTGTCATCTAAGCGAGATATATTTCCTTCTACAATGGGAGCGTCATAACCATGAATACCACGCCAAAAATCAGAACGTAAACATTCAGAAAGCTTGACGATCCCTTCAATGGCTTTAAGTTTGTCTGTGTCAGGCAATTGATCAAAATAAAGCTGAAATGAATTCCACCATTTTCGCTCTGGCCATGCTCCTACGAAATGTGCACTAAGATCTAACCATTCAAGCCCTTTATCAATAGCTTTTAGAGATCCACGTATCCGCTGCCACTCCGGTCCCGTTTCAAGCAAAACAGAGAAATCCGGAACATAAGATGTTAGTTCTCCAAGCCCATATTCTTCAACCAACCATGGCAAGAAGCTTGGGTCTATGATATCAAGCTTTGCACGAGAGATAAAATTGATTGAATCTTCAATGTCTTTATGAAAGTCACAAGCATCGGCAAGGCGTTTTTCAAATTGTGTTGTGTTTGTTGGAAGTAAGCACCCAAGCATTACTATAGACGCCCTTTGAAATTGAGTGTTACTTTACCAATGGCTAAAACCTCTTCACTGGAGACGGCAATATCATTTGTTGGGTTAACAGCAATGACTTTTTGCACACCAGGGATCATCAGTTTTGAAATCCACCATGATGAACTCAACTCACGACCAAGGGCTTGCTCTTTCTTCCAAGCTGCCCGTAAATTTGCTTCCATTTGGGTTAAGATCTCTAAAGAAATTTCAGGTAAGAGCCAAACATCTGCTTCTAAATCTAAAACCTTTGTTACCGCAGCGTGAACTTCAATGGTATCATTGGTCATAATCACACTTTTATCCGTCAGTACTTCTTTGACTCTTTGTAATAAATCCTCACTCGCTGTTCCTTGCTCATTCTTGCCAAAAATAGCCACGTGAATGGTAGGATTTCTTCCTTTTCGATAAATGATCGCATCCTTCACACGGTTATCTGCTGATAAGGCGAAATATCTGTAATAAGGCTCTGTTCCACCCCCTTTACCAGCCCGTACACGAAGCTTAATGCGTTCACGATAGCTGTCATCGCTTTCACCTTCTAAGCGTTCAACACCATGCCACTCACCTAAAGCATCAAGAGCTTCTCCCTTTGCAAAGTCAAGAACGGTGTTACGTGCAGCCTCATTAATACGCTGCCTTAAGAGAAACTCTCTGTAACTTGCAACCTCAATGATTTTAACCGCTGGATCACTTTCCAAAGGTGTGTAATTGGGTAAAAGCTGTTTTAAACTCTTAAGACAAGCAGCACGTATTTCTTCAATAGAAAGCTCTGGAATGATTTCTGGTTTTATGAAATCCTCATTCATCCTATCTGCAATCCTTCCATCGTGATGGGCTTTCCTGAAGAGAGGTAAATTCCTTCAAAGGACATGGAAACTTTTCCCGGTTCAACAGAAGTTAAATTCACTTGTTGAAGCTTCAAACGAGGCTCCCATCTATCTAAAGCCTCTGCAACGGCTGCATAAATGGCAACCTTAAAGGTTTCATTGATTGGATCATCAATCAGATCAAGAACACGTGATCCATAATCACGACGCATGACCCGTGTACCTATCCGTGTCATTAAAATATCCATGATGGATTGACGCAAGTGATCAACTCCGACCATGGATTTGCCTGTTTCACAATTCATTCCTACACTCAAATGGGGCCTCCCGTCATAGCATTACCAGATGTAACACCAGGGTGTTTATGGCCGCTTCCGACGTTAACGCTATTATGCTTTAACCCACTTGATTTAACAGATACCTCGCCACCTGCTTTGAGAGAGGTACCACTACTTGATTTAAGGGACATATGACTGCCTGACTCAAGAGATGCGCTGCCACTTGATTTGATAGAAACATCTCCCTCTGCCTCCAGTGTCATGTTTCCATCTGCTTTTAAAGTCATATCACTTTCTGAGATAATCTTTATGCCATCTGGAGCGGTGATTTCTAATTCACCCCCTTCACCTTTTATAGAAACGCCATCAGATATCGTTAAAATGAATTTGCCTTCTGACTTAATTGTCAATGAGTAAGTGCTTGTCTCATCGTCATATTCAACCGTTGTGCCATCAGGGTATATGGTTGTATGAATATTGCCCTTATCAGCTGCTTGATTGGCATCTGTATGAATAGAGCCAATAATCATCCCTTGTGATAAATCACCTGATGTGGAAAGGACAATAACTTGCTCACCCACATCACGTCCTTCATAGGAGCGGGTTTTTCCTGCACGGGCCTGTGTATCTGGAATCCAATCACTTATAATATTACCACTTTGAACACGATAGCGTGCGTTTTTATGATCAACGTGGCTAATCTTGCCTACCATAACCATATTGGCCACACGTCTTTTTAAATCTGTGATTTCGCTATCACGTCGCTCTAACATGGGGAGTTTCCAACAGTTTGATACTTGTCCTTATTGTTAGGCCCTGTATCGGGATCAAAGCCTACACAAGGTTCAAAAAGACAGTACCTTCTTCTTCAGGAGGGATATTGGTTACATAAGTGACTTCAAAGGTTAAAATAGAGCCATGTAATGCTAAGGAACCGTTATCTCCAAAAGCCATGGTAATATTTTGTAAGCGACAGTTTTCAACTGTGTTGTTAAGACTGGGATTGCTATGGAAAATCGTTTCTATTTCCCAGGCTAATTGATCAACAAAGCGTGCTCCATTGTCTCTCGTGTCATAGCATTCAACATCAACCGTTAAAATACGTCGTCTTGCTCCATAATCATGCCCATCTTCTATCGTTTCGTTTGGGGTCGATACATTAACAAACGGATGCTCTTCATTAAAAAAATTAAAGTCTCGCATATTGTAAACTTCATCACCAGCCGATGTCTTGCCAGATTTGATCAACTCAACAAACGTCTCTCTTAATGTATCTCGTGGATGCATCTTAGCTCCTGTTTACGACAGATTCTTCGCGTAGGATAAGCTTGTACATATTGGATTCCGACGCTTGCACATTTGCGACAGAAAAATTCTCCTGGGAAGCAAGCAAAACAATATGATCTCCGAGTTCAGGTTGTACTCCACCAATATCGTTGATGCAGATATCAAGTTCTTTCCTTGGGATTGTTGTTTTGACTCTTCCCCCCGCTTCTTGTTCAGCATGCTTAATGCTGTAAATCGCTGTGATATGAAAAGATTGCCCTGTTTTTTTTCGTGTATAGATCACGGGCTGCCCAAAAGTGTTACGTACATCTTCAATCATTTGACTGAGCAGCCCATGCCATTGCATTTTATTGCGCCTTCATTACTGCCTTGAAGAGCATTTCAGGACGCGCGCAAATGAAGAGTGGATAACTGTATACTTCAGCTCTCACCCACGCGTCATTATCGCGATCTATAACAAGTGTAGGATAAAGAGGTTTACCGACTGTATTAACAACCTTCCAACTTTCACCCGGAGCAAATGTTTTTTGGAATACACCAGGCACATTAACAGGAACAAATTGACATTCATCAGGCTTAATACCTATGCTTCGTTTTGTCTTGGATTTAGTATTCATATTATAATCATGAATGTTGCAGTAATTAACAAACGTCGCACCAGCAAAATCAAAACTTCCAAAGCTTCCTAATTCAATAGCTCCAGGCGTTGCGATACCTGCTGTACTATTTAATGTTTGTGCTAAAGATGTGTTGAGATAAGTTTCACGAATTGTTTTGTGATTTTTTAACTTGAAAAAGAATTCATCTCCACAAAACCCAATAATTCGTGAACGAGTGGAAAATGTATTGCCTGAAGCTTTAACCATCTTGATGCGAATTTGATTAACCATATAAGAAACATCGGTTGTGTCCTCATTTAGTTTAAAATCAATAGGCTCTGGTGGTGTGATCCCCCATTCCTTATACCAATCATAAAGCACTGATCCATCAGCATCGAGAACAATACCTTGAATAGCTCCAAGCTGCATATTTTCCCAGGTCAGTTCAATTTCCCCAATCAGATTCTTTTGCCTTTTAGCGATAAATTTCATCGCTGTTTCAAGCTGGTCTTCTGTACCAAACTCTCGGCGGTCTTGAATTTCTTCCGCCTTTATTGTGTCGCTTTTAGCAATACGTGTTGTTGGAAAAAACCGAACGTTGCGACTATCTCTACCTGCTTCTATTAAAGGTGAGCCGCGTTCACTTGTTGGAATGAGTGATAATTTGTTGTCACGTCTCTCAATGCCAACTGTTGTCTTGTTTGTCTCAACTTCCTCAAAAAGGTTAAGTGAACCAATCAGATCAGGTTTAAACGCGTAATTCTCAATCGCTTTCATCATTGTTGCCATTGAGAATGCGTTGTGATTAAAAAAACTTATATCCATATTTGTATGTCTCCTATCGCAATAGAATGTTATTTTTTTCTAAGATCTGAATGGCTGTTTCCTTTTTCTTTTCATCAATTTTTTCAGGCCATATCAGTTCAGATGCTTTTACCGTGCATAAACGCACTGTAATCGTTGCTCGTTGATCGCTTTGTGAGACATCAACATTGGCATAAGAAATGCCCGCTGGAATTTCACTGCCATCTAATGCATCGGGATTAAACGGCACATATTTGCCCGTTGTGGTCACCATTCCCATGACGGTTCCTGCTGCGATTTCAGATCCTTTTGCAAAGATTACTTCCTCGTTTGACATGTCAGGGTTATAATGCCCAAGATAAGCGCTATCACGAGGGCCTTCATAAAAAACTTTACTCATTGTATTGTTCTCCAAACTTTATCCCATTTTGCATAAATATTTGCCTGAGTATTTCCTTCCGGATGGGGTGCATAAGGCGATACAACTAAGGATTCGCTTTGTGAGGTAGCATTAGCTAGAATAATGCTCTTTGCTTCCTCTAAGCTCATACCATCTTGAATAGCTTGTGCGGCATTAAAAGAAACACCTAGACGCTGAGCTTGCTTTTCCAGAGTCATAAAGCTCTGAGCACGCTTTCTTTCTTGTTCAAGTGCCGCTTGAATAACTGCATCCTTGTCTTCATTAAAGACCTCAGCGTTAACACCAATGTCGACAGTGCTTACTTCTGCAGAAACTTCAATCTTTTCGCTTTCCTCTCCTGCAGGCAATTGTGCGGAAAGCTCACCATCATCTTTGGCGCGATATCTTGTACGTAATAGATTCACCATATATTTAATTCCTTCGTTTGATTTCATATTCAGAGTTATTGAATGGAAGCGGTTAGAGCTTCCAAAGCTTGTGCAAATGTGCCTTGCGCATCTGCTAACCCAAGCTCTACAGCCTGGGTGCCTATAAATGTCTCTGCTTTCGTGTCTCGGATCGCTTGAGCACTCGTAGGTCTGTTTTGTGCAACTAAATCGACAAACATGTCATACAGAAGCGCACAATCTGCTTGCATTTTTTCAAGGGCTTTATCAGCCAATGGTTCATGAGGATTTCCGTGAACTTTGTGATCCCCTTCATAGACAAAAGTCCATTTATATCCGTCCATTTCATCAGCACGAGACTGATCAAGGTGAGCACATACAACCCCAATTGACCCAACAATTCCCGTGCGTGCAACCCAGATTTGAGAAGCTGCACAAGCAATGGCGTAAGCTGCTGAACAGGCCATTTCATTGGCATGTGCCCAAATGGGTTTATTGTATTGTTGTGAAAGCGCACGAAACGCATCAACCAAATCAAAAACACCACCTGCTTCACCACCACCACTATCAATATCCAATAGAATTGCACGAACATCAGGTTGCTCAATGGCTTCTTGAAAAGAGGCCTGCAAACCATTGTAAGAGGTTAATCCTGACGCAGCACTAAGCCATGCACCACGACGTACAAGCGTGCCATGAACCGGAAGAATAGCCACATGATTTTTAACCACATAAGTCTCTGGGGGAGTTTGCAAGATAGGATCCTCTTGAGAAAATGCTCCAGGGGGAAATTTATCTCCCTTAAAAAGGCGTGGTGTCATAGCATTGAGAATGACATCAAACTTTGTAGGGACAAGCATATGCGGTACATTAAAAAGTCGTGAAACCAAAAAGGGCATATCAATATTATTCTTCATCTTCATGCGCCTCTTTGTTGAGATCACTTTCATCAGGTTCGTCAGCGTCACTCAAACCAGTAGAAGGATTGTCACCATCTGTGTCGAATGATAATCCAAGTGCCTGCGCGCATTTTTGCTCTTCTGCCAATTCTGCATTAATGGTATCAATATCAAAACCACGCTCAGCAAGTGCCATGCGTCGTGTTTTTAAACCTGCTCGGATTTCTTCTTTCTCAGCTGCAATATCTCTATTGGGATCAATCATCTCAAGAGGGGCTGCAAAGCTTTCACATTGGGTCCATGCTAAGGGATTTTCTTCCCATCCTGGTAATTCAACACACCCAGCAAGCACAGCCAATTGAACAAAGCGTTCCCAGACAACGCGATTGAACTGAAAGGCGATGATGTGTTCACGCCATTTTTTAACCTGACGTCTAAATTGAATAATAGATGTGCGCACATTAGAAAAGTTCCCTCGTGTGACATCACCTGTAAGAACAGAATAAGGTATGCCTAAAGCTGATGCAATTTTTAAAGTATTGCGATATTGAAAGGCTTCATAAGAGCCTCCAACTTCCACAGGGTTGGAGAATTTAATATCTCTATTCTCTCCCATATAAAGTGTTGCACCAGGTTCTGTTATGGGCAGATCTGGTGGTGCCTGTGAGGATGTTGCGGATTTGTTTTCATCATGATTGCCTGGTGCTACCATATCACCAGGATTTGATCCTGTGATAAAGACAGCAAAAAGAGCGGCTGTTCTTTTTCTTTCAATTTCTGCATCGTCATAGCATTCAAGCTGAAAGAGTTTCGTCATACAACGCGTGGCTTTAGGGCACCCACGCAGTTGTTTTGCAATGCGAGGTTCTTTGATATGAATAACCATTTCAGCAGGGATTCTAACGCGCTCTTGATCTGTAAATACCTGAGTTACCTGATGATCATCGTAAGGGTGACGCTTCCAAAAATGATAAGCAACACGTTTGCCCTTTGCATTAAATTCAATTCCCATACGAATGGTGTTGCCTTTAATGTCTGCTGGTCCGTTATAAGTCAAGTCCAGCATTTCTGTGGGGTAAATCTGCAATTGAAGCGGGACACGTGAGCGCTCATAAAAATCGATATAATGTAGTCTTACAAAACACTCACCGGTTAAAAAAACCTCACGAGCAATCATTTCTTGGAGGCCATAAAAGCTAGCATCTTCATCATAATCAGCCTCATCGACCCATTGCCACCAAAGATCAAGAAGCTTTTTCTTTTCTTCTTGAAACCCTTCAATTTTAGGATAAGGCTTAATCCCATCACTCACTGCTGCTGAAACCCATTCATCCGCTGCAGATCCGTAAAGGCATTCATTGTCATAGAGCCATCTTGAACGAGCGACGATTGTATCACCACATTCTTCAACGGCTTTATTGATATGTTTTTTGACAGGATCAAATCCACTCAATCGACGGCTACGGCTTGCTGCTTCAAAATGCGGGTTATGATTGACTTGATGCATAAGAGAATTTGCCATTAATAGCCTCGTGATGCGTTAAGATAATAAACATATGAAGGCTTGTATCCTTCAAGAAGGGCTATTTCCTCAGTCAACATTGTAAGGGCTTTGCGTATATCTTCAGTCGAACGATGATTGACTTGCTTATCGCCGTGGCGCACAGATTGCGCACCTGAATAAAGTGCATTTTCCAGTTGTTCTCGTCGTTTTTTAAGCTGTGCAAGTCTTTCATATTTCCAGTTTATTTGCTTTGATTTCTCATACATGGATTACCATCCCCAACCTCGTTGCATATAAGGGTTTCTTTTTATTACGGTTTGTTTTTTTTCAGGTTCTGGTCTCAGTCTTTTTGGTACTGTGGTTGAAGAAGTTTCAATGTTTTTCAAACGCTCTTCTAAGATGTCGACTTCTTTATTAAGATTGAGACCTGCTAAAATCAGACCCTGTAAGGCAGCATAAGCATAAACCCTACAATCGAGAGCCTCGTTTCTTGCTGTTTCACTTTTATGCCATTCTATCCGCTGATGACCTTTGAAATATTTGATGACCTTTTTTTCAGCAGTGAGTTGCTCAAAATATTCTCTATCAAGGTTTTTATGAAAGTGCGTTGCACCAGCTCCTGATGCTTCAGGACCTGATTTTTTAAAGCGCCTTGTGATGGTATCTTTTGCTGAATCAACACCAACGATATATAAATTAATCTGTCCTTTGTTGTTTTTACTGGGGCGACGTGGCCATACAGGGCGTGATCCTGCATGTCCTTTAATGCCCCAGATACGTCTACCTTCACGAGGACGTACATAATTGTAAACGGCTTGTGTATGGTTACCCCCTGTATCAATACAAGCTGCTGCTATTTCTATTCCGTCTTTGAAACCAGGATGGGGCCATCGTTTTTGAAGATACTCATCCAATTGATCCCAAACGTCTAGAGAAGAGGGATCACCAGGGAAGACTTGATAATCAATGTTCCAACTTTCTTCACCACGTCCCCAACCTACAACTTCAAGTTCTAAGCGATCATTTTGTACGTCAACGCCTGCTGTGAGGAGGACTGCTTTGGCAGGGGCAAGAGGATAATCTTCACGTTGGGCATACAAGCTATCTGGATCAATGACTTCTCCTGATTTATCTTCCCATGGTTCACCTAGAATGATGTTAACAAAAGTCTGTAAAAGTGCAGGATCATTTTTAGCTTCTAAAAATTTGAGAGCACACTCTCCCCATGTCATCCAAGGTGAATAGAGTGCTGAGATATGGTAAGAGCGCAAACGAGGTCTAATTGGCTCTTTTGTTGGTATCCAACAAGCACCCCTTTCTTCAGATAATAAATCTTCCTTACGGTGCTCAGCATGCTCATGACCACAATGTGCACAAACAAATACAGCCTGTTCAGGAGCCCCTTTGGGCCATTTAATTTGTGACCAGACAATGGGTTGAAGTGTACCACATCCATCACAAGGAATATTGTAATATCTCTGATCTCCTAGGACAAAATCTTTAGCTATACGACTTGTGTCACGATGAGTTGGTGTTGATAATTTAAAAATCTTTCGTTGAATAAAAGTTGCGGTACGTGCTTCAGCAAGATTGACAGGATCTCCTTCTCCATCAACATTCAATGGATAGCCATCAACTTCATCAAGAACCAAATAACGAATAGGCATTGATCGCAAGCCAGCAGCACTATTGGCTCCTGTAAGCATTAATACCCCACCATCAAATTCTTTCGAAAACATTGTATTCCCACTATCCCTAGCGCGGGCAGGAGAGATACGTTCGCTTAATGCAGGGCTGGCCTTAATCATAGGGTCAAGACGGGTCTTAGATACTTTCTTTGCCATCTCAACTGTAGGCATCACATAAAGAACAGGACCAGGACTATGGTGAATAGCATAACCACAAAAGTTCAAGCCAGCCTCTGACATACCAATCTGTGCACCTTTCATCACCACTGTTTTTTCAATTGGGACGTAAGAGGAAAGATTGTCCATGATTTCCCGTAAATAAGGGGTACGTTTGGTCCTCCATAATCCAGGTTCAGCACTGGCTACTGTACTTAAATAACGGTTTTTATCTGCCCATTGTGAAACTGTGTAGGGAGGATCTGGTTGACACGCTTGACTGGCATGAAAATAAAAAAAACCTTCTCCTGTATCAGTCATTCTTCTCTTCCTTATGATCGGGAGGGTCTTGATCATGGAAAGGAACGGGAACTTTTATGATTTCCTGTAAAGCTTCTCGGATATAGTGATCAATGGCACCAATCAGACTTGCGGCATTACACTCAACCTTTGCTGCAATACGCGCACCGTAACGATGAGGAAAATGCAGCATGATATCACGATAAGCTCTTCCAAAATTACGTGCTCCTCTCCTTACTTCTTCACGGTCAAGTGTTGTTTCTTTTTTCTGCTCAAGATCAATCGTTTCACTTTCAAGTGCAATTTGCATTCTCTGGAGTTTTATCTTGTGTTCATTAGCCCCTTCTATAGAATCCTGCTTTGTCTTTGTGCGAGGCTTTCCATCATCGCCTACAATATAGGCTTGCTTGGTGGGATTCTCATTCCATAAAGCTGTTGCTAATTTTTCATTGATAGAACCGTCATCATAAAGCGCTTCATCAAACTTCCCCGTCTTAAAACGGGCAATAACCGCATTAGGATAAACGCCCATCTTCTTTGCAAACGCTCGAGCTGACAATCCTTCTCTATTCTTTTTATTCATATTTTACCGTGATTGAATATTATGGTTTAGAAACTACCTCATCATTGAAGGAATGGTAGTGTATGATAATTTTTATTTATCAATAGGTTATGTGTACAATGTACAGTTATTTAAAAATTCTGTCGCTAGCGATATGTCGCGCTTGATTGCCCCGCAACACACCTACCCCACTGGAAAGTACCTTTTAAAAACTTTTCTTCCGATAATTTGGTTTGAAACATTAAAATCATCATCATATGCTTTTATATAATTGGTATAGTTTAAGGGCGTGGGGCCTTTTGATTGACCATATATTCTTGTCGAGCAATTTGGCTCTGGATGTTTTTGGTTAGTCTCTCACGTGCGTGGTGTTCAATAGAACTTGAGACCTTTGGTTTAGACATGACATAAGCAATCGAGGTGCCGTCTTGTTTTGCAATGGGGAATTTATCTCCAGAGGTTCTCATAAAGACATGTCCTCCCATTTTTAAATTGACACGCTCTGGAAATTTCCCACCTCGGATAAAACCATGGGGCATAACCTCTTTTTTGCCAAAGATTTTATAAATCACGCCACGTTTCGTTTCCCTTGCCTTAAAAATTTTAAGAGGCAATAGTGAAGCTGAACCAATGATATCTGCTTCAAGAAATTTAGCTGTAGCTTTGCCGCTAATGTAGACACCTTTCTTAACGCGCTTTGTTGGAATTGAAGCATCCTCTGCCACTTTCTTTTCTGCAAAACGTTCAACTTGCTTTGCTGTGGTGTTAATAGCATTACGTAATGCCCAATGAAGACGTGGGGCTTGAAGACTCGTAAAAGTATTTTCTGCCTGTTGCAGATACCACTTGGCATGGATCTTTAACCCCAAAACCTAATCCTTTTTAGTGTATAGTTTTTTGAGTATCTTCAATTTCTCTCATTTCCAATTTTGGAAGATGACGAACAATTTTCATTGTTTCTAGACTTACAGTAATTACCCGTTGAAACAATTCTAAGGGGTAAGCAGGTCTTTTTCCTGCTGTCGCTCATAAAGCTGGAATGTATCGGTTAAACAAAGCCCCTCAAATGGCACATAATCTCCACCCATAATGCTATGGTATGTGGCTTCAATATTAATGCCCGCGATATAGTATGCTAACGGTACTATTTCATTGGCATAAATCTCATGACGGAACTTATATTCCATCTCCTCTTTTTTAATCAGTCCAGATTGTAAAAGTCGTGTGATAAAAATTCCCGTTCCCGTAAACGGGTCCATAATCTTAACACCAGGTGAACCAAGTGTTTTGCCAAATTCAGTTTGTAATACTTCATTTACTGAATGAATAATAAAATCGACAACTTCAATGGGAGTGTAGACAATACCTAGTTTTTGAGCAGTGAGTGGAAATGCATAACGGAAAAACTTTTCATAAATCTCTAAAATCAATTTTTGCTTTTCTTGTGGATCGGTAAGTCCACAGGCCCGTAATTTTACACTATCGTAAAATTTTTCAAGATCTTTAGACTCTTGCTCAAAGTTAGCTTCTTTAAGCGCGTCAAGTACACGCTGTATAGCACGTGACACAGGATTTTCACGAGTAAACTGGTATTCTTCAAACAACACTTTAAACACAGGAAGCGTGATAATATGTTGTGCAAGCATCTCAATCGCATCGCCTTCTGTGGTCGTGTTATTTAAATCATCACGTAATTTTGCTAAAAAACTGTCAAAGGCCTGCCTAACTTCAGTATCTGGCTCTGCTAAAATGCTTGTTAAGCGCGTGATATAATTTTGAGCAGTCTCAGCAAAGCGTTCAACTTGCTTTGCATGGCTATTTGATTTCACAGTTTAAGCTTTCTTTGTCGCACGCGTTGTGGATTTAGAAGTTTTTGCTTTTGGAGACTGTTTGTCAGATTTTATAGGTGTTTGTTCAACTTCTTCAGTAGTCTGTTCAGTATCTTGCGTATCTACATCTACAGAGACCTCTTGCTCATGAGACTCTTGTATAGAAACTTCTTGCTTACCAAGCTCTAGTTTTTCATCAACAGTTTGTTCAACTTCTTCAACGACCTGTGTAACCTCTTGCGTATCTACATTTACAGAAACCTCTTGTTCATTAGGCTCTGGTTTTTCATTAACGGTTTGTGCTTTCCATTCTTGATAAACTTTGGCAGCACCAGCGCGTTTAAGACGACAGTAAACCTGATAAGAAACCTCAACGAATGGATTACTTTTTGTGGAAGGCTCAAAACGAACGGTGGCTTTGTTATCACCAAGAACACACATAGGTCTTGTGATGACTACTTGTACTTTTTCCATGGGTTATTCCTTTGGAGAAATTGAGATATAAAAAAAACCTCACTCTCAGGAGGAAAGAGAAGTGAGGTCAATAAATGTATGTCAATAAATAGGAGTGACTAAATTTGAGTTGTTTAACAAAAAACCCCGATTTCACGGGGCTTTCAGAAACATTAACAACAAGAAGAACTTACACAAATAATGAATTTTGAGCATAATACGACTAAAGCCGTATTGTCATTAAATACCATTCTTTTAGCAAAGTCAACTAAAAAATAACGATTTTATTTTATTATTTTAAAAGTGTAAGCTATTTGTTGACATAGCTGCTCTTTTATACTATAAAAATAGCATGATTAAGACGTTTAAAAGCAAGACATTGGCTGAATTATTTGAAATGGGAAGTTCATCCAAAATTGACAAAAGACTTTTTAAACGGATCATTGTTCGTCTTGACCGTTTAGATGTTGCTGAAAAACCCGAAGACATGAATCTTCCAGGATTTAATTTTCATGCTTTGATTGGATTTCACCCCACTCGTTACACTGTACATGTGAATGGACCGTGGTGCATCACATTTGAATTTGACTCATGCAATGCTTATCGTGTTAATCTTGAACAATATCACTAGGAGTAAAATTATGAATGATATTCCTGTACAATGCAAAAGAAACCGCTGTCCTTCTCATCCAGGCGATTTATTGGCAGAAATTATTCCGGCAACTGGCAAAACAAAATTAGAAATTGCACAAATGCTTGGGATATCGCGCCAACATCTTTATGATATTTTGAAAACAAAAAAACCAGTTTCTCCTTCCGTTTCAGCTCGTCTAGGTAAATTATTTGGGGATGGTGCTGCTGTCTGGTTGCGTATGCAAGCAGCTTATGATGCTTGGCATGCTGAACATGAGACAGATGTTAGTAAAGTTCCAACTATCCATATTATTTGAAAACCACATTGAAGCTTAAAGCTTACGAAGTTTTTTTCTTTTCCGGACAATATTTCTGAAGAGCATTGAGAGCCATGCGTAGAGAACTGACAAGATATGGCAGTTGTTGATCTTCTATAACGATATACTGCAACGCAGCATGAAGATTATATTGACGATATAATTCCTGTGTTTCTCTGATAACCTCTTGCATCGCTTTATAGCGATCAGTTGCTACTTCAATCCATTTTTCAAGACTTTCTTGATCGTGATTAGTAGTGATTCCATCATAAACCGCACCCGGCAATTGTTTCGCACACCGATAATTGTTTAGCACCTGAATATACTGCTGTGACGCATCATACTGATCTTGATTAATCTTTTTTTCCAATAAATATAACCGCCCTACATAAGTGCCCATAATCGGGTTTTTCGCATCTTGAATACTTATCCCATAACGCTTGGCACGCATTTCAAGTGTCTGTTGATATGAAGACTTATCAGGTGTTTTTGCACGTGAAATACGTCCATTGGGTTCTCTTATTTGACCTTCTATTCTAGGTCTTCCCCGTTTCTTACGTTTTTTCATTTATTCCATCACACGTCTTTTTTAATGCATTCCCAAACTTTCTCTATCTTGGACTGCGTCTCCAACTTCAATAAAAAGAACCACATAAGGAAAACAAACATTGTACAACAAACTATTACTTTCACTTCTAAATAGGTTTCATCACATATTAGCCCCAAGACTAAAGTTATGAACGTCCCTAACAAAATACCTATGGCCGTATTAAAATGCCGAATATACATTGCGTAACTTTTTAACGAATCTATCTCTTGTTTTGTAACAACATACTGAATAGTCATTTTAGACTTTCCTCATTTTTTCGTAAGCAAATCTTCTAATTAAAACGGGATTCTATCATTCAAAGTTGTTTCTAAATATTGCTCCTGCCTACTATTCTCCCATGTCGTTGCTTGCTCTTGAATAGCCATGTCAGGATCAGACTTTTGAGCACTATCAAGGATCTTTAATTCACCCCTATATTGCGGCAAGACAATTTCTGTTGTGTAACGTGTTTGCCCGCTTTTATCTTGCCATTTACGTGTCTGTAATTGACCTTCAACATAAACCTTGGAACCTTTACTCAGATACTGAAGCGCAACCTTTGCAAGATGCGGATTAAAAACAACGACAGAATGCCATTCTGTTTTATCTACCTTTTCACCTGTTTTTTTATCTGTATAGCTCTGAGATGTGGCTATACGAAAATTCACTACCTCTGCACCAGATGCCATTGTTCTACTTTCAGGATTGGCACCAAGATAGCCGATTAAAGTTACTTTATTAAGCATGTTTTTTATCTTTTCTAAGGAAAATAATTGAAATGAAATACGGATATGAAAAGCTGCTTTTATTATAGCACAACATAGTGCATTTTTCCAAAGAAAAAACAGCATAAATAACTGAAAATAAACAGTTTATTGGTTATTTTATCCGTGCGTAAATGTTTTTTTGTGCTATAATTTCATTTGTTTGCTTTTAAGCAAATCATAAACCAGCGCACTTGTTGAAATTTGAGTGTTTTTTTCAAATTCATCTACGTCAATCAGATACAGAAATAACATTATGAAGACAGTAAAAGGCAAAACCTTATTCAAACGGCAAAAACTATTGTTAGCCTTGCTTCAAGAATTTGGAGGACGTCTTTCAAGTATAGATTTTCAAAAATATTTATTTTTATTTACACAATACGAAGAAAAACAAAGTTATGAGTTTGTACCTTACAAATATGGTTGTTTCTCTTTTCAATCTCATGCTGATAAACACAAGCTTATAGAATTAGGCATGCTTGCCAACAAAAATGATTGGCAGCTTACATCAATAAAGAATGATTATAGTGCTGATATTGAATTTGCTATACAAAAGAAAATTTCTTCATTTGTTGAAAAATTTAGCAAACTTAAAGGTAATGAACTTATTCGGTATGTTTACAAAAACTATCCATATGTTGCTATCAATAGCTGTATAGCAAATAATATTATGGAGAAAAAGGATTTAGAAAAAATCAATGCATTTCGACCAAAGGATGAAACCTTTTGTTTCTTCACCATTGGGTATGAGGGGAAGTCTTTTGAAAATTATCTCAATCGTCTTATCAAAAATAATATCAAAACTTTATGTGATGTTCGAAAAAACCCGCTAAGTCGGAAATATGGGTTTTCCAAAACGCAATTATCTAAAATTGTAAATGCATTGGGTATTGAATATAGGCATATTCCAGAGCTGGGTATTATTTCTGAAAAGCGTCAAGATTTGAAAACGCAAAAAGATTATGAGCGTCTTTTTCAAGACTATAACAATACAACTCTTAAAGATAATCATCTTGCAATAGATAAATTATATCAGCTGTTCTTAGATAAAAAACGCATTGCAATTACTTGTTTTGAAGCAAATGTATGCATGTGTCACAGAGGGCAAATTGCACTCGCGCTCTCCAAACTACCTCAGTGGAAATTTAATATAAAACATATTTGATAATTAAGAAAATTTGCTATCATTGGAACAAAAGATTGTGTTTGACACTGTAATAACTGTATCTTATAAGTTACATATGTTTACAGTGTACAAAACAAAATATTTTATAAAATGGCTAGATTCTTTAAAAGATGAGATTGCGCAAGCACACATTGTGACACGGATAGCGAGAATAGAAACGGGGCTTCTTGGCAATGTAAAATTCTTCCATGGCATTGGAGAATTAAAAATAAATCATGGCCCTGGCTATCGGGTTTATTTTATAAAACAAGGGCAAGAAATTATTCTACTCCTTAATGGCGGTGATAAATCTACCCAACAAAAGGATATCGAAAAAGCTCTACGAATAGTAAAGGAACTCAAACATGGAAGTCACTAAATTTGATACAAGTGAGTATTTTAAAACTCCTGAAACTCAACAAATTCTTTTACAAGATGCTCTTGAAAGTAAAAATAGTCAGTATCTTGCACATGTTCTTGGGATAATAGCAAAAAACCAAGGAATGAGTAAAATTGCTAAAAACGCTGGGTTGTCAAGAGAATCTCTTTATCGCTCTTTAAGTGACAAAGGTGATCCTAAACTCTCAACCTTCCTTAATGTTTTGAGCGCTTTAAATTTACAAATTAGCCTAATACCCACTCAAAATGAAGAACACACATCTTTAGAAAAAGCTTAAAGATCCTCTCCCCACCTTTAAAGATGGGAAGGGGAGTGTGGTTTATTTTATAGCTGATAAGATACTCCATCCGAACATGGACTATAAGCTTTCAACAAAGGATCCAATGTTCGGGGAAGTTCTGAATCGCCAAAACCTGTAAGAACTGCCAGTATCTTGAGAGTATCTGGAGTTTCTTTTTGAAGCTTTGCAATTAAAGCTTTTTCTATTGTATCCATAGTCTGAACTAGAGCGATACAATCCTCTTCATCACCATTTTCATAACTTTCAAACTGAAGCAAGGATATCCATAAATCACATAAAAAATCGATACTGTTACTCATTGCACACCTCCATGAAATTGTTCTCTTAGGCATGCCAATCCTTTGACTGTGATTTTTGCACTGGAAACGCTCATTTTTGTTCCATCTGATTTTTGAATGGTGTGGATTACACAATCCATCAGTCCTTTTCTAATTTTATCCTGATAAGGTAACATGGGTCCACCCGGAAAATTACGATAAGCCCACTTATGAAACTGTAAGTGCTTAGTAAAATCTGTGGGACGTACATCTAACATCTTTGCAGCTTCATATAAAGCAAACAGACCATCAGAGCGTTTTAAACTTTCAAGTGCTTCTGCTTTTGGTTTAAGTGTTTTAACCTCAGTTCTTAAATCCTCCAATTGTGTGATGCTCTCCAAAAGCAGTTGTCTAATTGTGAGAGGATTCTGCAAAGCACTTACCAGGTCTAAAGGCTGTTTTGCTTTTCGTTCGCATTCGATAAAATACTGACGGGCTTGTTTACCCTTTTCATTACGTTCAACCATGGCAAGTTCTTTCGCCATGTCTAAAGTAATAGCGTAATCTTTAGAAGGACGGCCTCCTTGGAGGTTTTCCCCAAAATTGGGGAAAACTATATAATCCTGGTTTTCTACAAAATTATACTTGGTAATACGATCTTTAATCCAAGTAGAAAAATCTTTTCCTACCTCTAAAAAAGCACACAACTCACGTGCATTGACTGTTTGAACAGTTTCCTGTCCAACAGTTTGTTCTGATATTGTTATGAGAGTGTTCATATTTTTTCACCTACATGTAATTAGCGTTTTTGATTGACACTCAAAAAAGAGCGCCGGGTGCTCAAAAACACGGCATGTAGTCCGTCGTCATGCTTTCCCCATAAAGGGTATTGTATCGCATAACTACACCCGACAAGACCACTATACGCCATATGCATACAATGAGTCAAAGTCTTTAATATGTACGGAAGACTGATTATTTCGGCAACCAATCCGCTACATGTTTTAAGGTGTTTTTGAAGCACCTAATTCGCATATATAAATGCTTCCGTGATTTTGTCAATAGGTAAAAATACATTACTGCATGTAAATAGTTAGGTAAGTAAGGTAGTAGTTTTTTATTTCTCCACCCCGGTAAAAATTTACCGCAGTTATAAAGTTTTTGTTTTCATTTTAAAAATACTGTTCAATACGTTCAGTAATCCAATCTGCAAAATCACTCATCTCAATTTTGAGGTCAGTGAATATTTGTCTAAATAAGTGCCCATCAAACTAACCGCCTCAAATTTGAGGGCGTTAAGTTCTTCAAAGCCCTTTACTCCAAAGGAGAGCAGACAGCATTTAAGTTAAACAAATGTACAAGACTGTTTATGAAACCACGCATTTGAAGGCAAATAGTGCACACAAAAATTAGAAAAAAGTACCATAACAAAACATCCCAATAAAAATAAAATTCCCATTTTGAATCAAAAGGTAAAACAATGTCTTGTCTGAGATTAGTTGGGAAAAGTAACAACAAAAGTGCTATAAAGACTATATTCAAAAAACTATACAAATATTTGCGCAAATAAACTGTTACAATATTCAAATCTGTTGTTGTTTTATGTTGATGTTCAGGACTGTGATGAAATTCTGAAGACACTCGAGATCTAAAGAAGAATGCCATGAAAATCATGGTGACTAAAATGGCGAGAGATGAAAACATTAAAACAGCTTGAATAAATTCGATGCTTTTTTCTATCTGCAAAAACTGTAATACTGCAAATCCTATGATGTATATCGCTACAGTTCCAATTATTTTAAACATATTCAGACGCTTTCTAGATTCTTCCCAGTATTTTCAGTTTTAGGAAGATCACTCCCGTTAATCCAAGCTCTTATTTGCGCTATCATACTAAAGTCCGCATTATCTGGAGTTTTATCATAGTCATAAACACGCCCTGGAAACCTTTCAAATATTCGTCTTCCATTTTCGTACTCATAAAGGTTATAAAAACACTCAACCGATTGTTCCATCCATGAATCATGATAAACTAATGGCTCATAACGCTCATAACCATGAGCAGTGCCCAAAAAATGTTTTTTCATTGGTTTCGGAGGGGTTTCACAGAAAAGATATTTTATAAATTTCATAGTTATTATCCTGATTTTAGTACAACCTTGAAAGTTTAAATTTTGTTTATGAAAACAGTTAAGCAGCGTTGCAAAGTGATGTTGTATTCTGTTCTAGTGATTGTGGAATTTTGATTTTAGGTGAGAAAATCATCAGCTCTTGAGCTTTTCTCTTATTTTGCAGAGAATACCGTATATTAAATTCTATTTTAGGATATTGACTGTACAAGAGTTTAACTTCTTCTACATTGTCATAAGTAATTAACCAAAGAGTATTCACATGTTTAGAAATAGTATTTTCTAAATAATGATGATCTTTAGTTTTATAAAATGCAGTGTACAATCCTTTTCCCTTTTTAAAATATGGGGGATCTATATAAAGGCAAATGTTTTCATCTTTATCTTTTCTTCCATGACGTAGTAAAAACTCCTGTGCATCTAACTGTGTTAAGTATATCCTATCTTTTTTTGCGCTTATATTTCTAATTCGGCCAATTAAATTTTCTTTATTGAATCTACAATCTATTTTGTAATTCCCAGCTTGCTTTTTTCCTCCAATGGGGCCAGCATTTTTAATAATTCCTGATCTGTTTGTTCGATTCAAAAAAAGGGCAGCAAATCCTACGGCAAGTACATCTGCATTTTCAGGAGAAATTTCCTTTTGTCTGTACCATTCTTCTAAGTTAATGGTTGTCGTGTTAATTTTTTCTATTAATTCTTCTGTCTTGTACAAAACGCAATGCCAAAAACTCCAAATAAACGGGTCAATATCATTAATGTAAATATCTTTCACATCACCATTTAAAAGAAGTTTTAGAGCCAATCCGCCACCACCAGCAAAAGGTTCACGATAAGAACATCCGTTTAATCCATTTGTCTCAAAGATTTCTTTGATTTTTCCATAGAGTGCAGTCTTGCCGCCCGGATACCTTAATGGAGAATAACTACAAACCATCTCTTTCAACCCCTCAATATTAGAAAAAAACGTGATGAAAACATTTTCATGATCCCTCACGACTTTTTTCTCAAATTAGCTTCATACAGAGCGTTTTATGTTCCCAATGTGGAATTCATCAAAAAACTTTCAAATCTCTCTCTAAGGTACGTTTCTGTTGATTTAAACGCATATCTAATCCAAAAGTGATCACCATTTCTCTCTACTTTGCTGTTCTAAAACTCATGAAGCCGTTCTTGTGAGGGGAATGACATTTCCTCCTCTCTCCTGTTGTTTCAGTGCCTTCTTGCGAGTATTTTCAATCGCTCTATGCACATACCAAGCTTTGCAAAGCACCTCGCTTTCTATCTCCTGACAGTAGGAAGAAAGTTCTGCACATGTGGGCATGAATACCTTTGACATCCCTTCAACCTGACCGGTGAGAATATTTTCAACGGCTTGTGCAAGAGCGTATGCTGAAACATCCTTGAGTGTGAGCTTGTAGGATGAGGAAACTACATTGGGATCTGTGTTAGCTGGGACTCTCAAACTCGAAAGCAAGAAAGCTGCTTTCTTAATCTGCTCATCCGAAGCTTTCACACTGAGCAATCTCTGCAGACTGTTGTAAACTTCTAATGCTGTCATCTCCTCCTGTTTCGTCAATTCGCTCCCACTCTTGAAGATCAATGGATACCCCGAACTGATCCTCTTCATAAGCATTTCCAGATGAGAAATCATCTCTGGAACTTTCGAAACTTTCTGCAAGACGTTCGCTGAAACTTTTTTGTCGCTGAGGATAATTTCCATACCTACCATTTTGTTTTTCCTTTTCCAGTTTTGCTTTTTTCTTAGCTAAAATTCCATAATCGGAAGTAACCCAGTTGTACCATGTCCGCTGCCAATCCTTGATTTCTGCACATTTTCTTGGTCTTGCTAGCCAGTAGTTTTTAAATCTCTCAAACTCTGATAACGCCTCTTCATGCGTTAAGCCCTTGTCGATTGCGTATTTCAAGTTAGGTTTGAAATCCTCAGGAATGCCACTCTCTCGTCCATCCCTAGACCGCTTGGTTTTCTTTTCAGTGCTTTTTTGCTGTGAAACGGGTGATTGGTTTTCTGATGAGGGTGTATCGTGATCCAACTGCTGCTCAATAGCATCATCGGTTGTTTCACTCTGAACCGAAACTTCAGTTGCTAAATCTTCTGAAGCATTTTCTTTTTTGATAACACGATAGTGTTAGTTTTTTTATATATCTGATTCTGATTCTTTATAGCTTGATTTTGCTTATCGTTTGCTTGAAGCAAAAAATCGTTTTGCTTAAATTTTGCTTGAAGCAAATTATTATTTTGCTTATCGTTTGCTTCAACAAAATCATTAGCAAATTGTTTTTTAAGCATTTTTGCTTGTGCACCTTTTTTCCCAGCTTCACTGCGCACTTGCGATATATGCTCTTGTCTATCAGTAAAATCTTTAAGCTCTTCTTCTACACGAAGATTCCATAATCCTTCATCTGTTTGGATTAACTTGTCATTTTTTATTAAATAATCGACAACAGTTGTGAACTTTTTTTGAGTGCAATTGCATACACGTGCAAGCGTTTTGAAATCTTCTTTCACAGGTGACTTTTTGTCATACATGCGAATAAGAAGCGTAACATAAATTCCTCTTTGTTCTGGTGTCATTCCATCTGTACCGTTGTTCCAGTCATACAAATAGAATCTTATCCAGGGCAATTTAGCTGACATAGCTTTCCCCCTCTCTTTTCTCATTCTGTCTTACAGTGTTTGAAGTTTCACTGTTGGTATCAAGATCAAATGCTGATGAGGTATGCCATAAACGTCCATCTTCTAAACGAATGATACGACCACAACGGATTAAAGCTTCTAATATCTTTCGAAACGTTTGCACTGAACAGCCGCACAAATTTGTTAATTGAGAAGCATTGTTAAAAATAGGAGCGCCTTTATCAATCATGAGCAACACCAATGTTGTGTAAACAGCGGTTTCTGCTGGTTTGAAACCCTCAAGCTCTTTTAAAAATTGACTAGGATAAAATTTTACCCAGGGTGATTTAGTTGCCATCACTGTTTTCCCTCTCTTTCATTAAATATAAAATTGCCAAAGCATCTGCTTCATTATCATCTTCAGGCTCATGTCCTTTTGCACGTACAGCCTTAATCATTTCTGTTTTGGGGGCATTACCTTTGCCTGTCATTGCTTTCTTAATCGTAGCAATAGGAATGCCGTCATAAGGAATCTGATAGCATTCACACCAAGTGGTTAAGGTTGCTAACAAGCCCCCATAAACATGAGCAGCATCTGTACCAATGTGACAGCGCACTTCTTCAAAATACACGGCATCAATGTGCCCTAGTATCGCTTTGGTTTCTGTAAGCCATCGCTTAAATCTCAAATACCTCATCCCACCGCCTTCAAATCGACGTGTAGGAAAATGCACTGTTCCACTGGCTATCGTGCCATCTTCAGAAGAAATTGCCCAACCTGTTTTCGTACCTAGATCAAGACAAAGAATGGTTTGTGAATGAAAGCTCATGACATTTATTGCCCTATCTGTGGGCGATCATCACACCCTATCTGTTGGATGTCGTAATCCATCAAGAAAAGAAGGCAACAAGCCGCATGTGCTAAATGAGATAAACCGCTTTCAGGATCTTTATCTTCTCCGTCAAACCATGCCAACAAGTGACGTAAAGCTGCACCGTGCAACCGACTCCAATTCATCCCATTACGCCAATTATTGGCACCATACTTTCTTGCTCCAACCGCAAGAACATGTCCAATGGCAAACAACGCTGATGGGGGGATAAGATCAACACGTGACTTATGAGCATCATCCTTACATGCTGCTTTTACATCACGTTCAGTGCAGGTACTCGCATCAACCTCTGCATCACCAAAATGCTTACCAGAACAGACTTTTTCACCGCCCAAAACCAAAGCATCGCCAGCAACTTCTGCTTCACCACAAACTTCTCCACGGCAGCAAACGTGTGCTTTACCATGAACCCGCGCATTGTCATAAATATGTGCGTCATCATAAACTAAGGCATTATCATATACTTGCGCATCACCATGAACCTGTGCATTACCGAAAACATCTGCATTGCCGGAAATCAAAGCATCACCGTAAACACGGGCATTATCATACACCTCAGCACAGCCGGAAACCAAAGCATCACCATGCATCCAAGCATTGTCATACACCTCAGCATAACCCCCAACCCAACAATCGCCATAGTGAGAAAGATTGTCTTCTTTTTCTATAAAACCACCAAGGTCACCAGCTTTAACATTACCAAAGTTTCTTAATGCTCTAATTCGATAAAGAGTGTGGATATACTTCCTTCCAAATCTTAATATATGAACTTCCTTACTTTCTTCTGTAAGCTCGTATTTCTTTGATATACTCATCTCATCCACCTTAAGTTTAGGCAATATACGGTTATGCACGCTATGACAGAGCGTCTAGCGAGTAACTCGATTGAAAAAATGTTTTAAAAAGTAGCCTTCTTAAGAACTTTGAACACTAAACTAATGAGATGGCCACGTTTAATGGAGTACGAGGTTACGCTTGAACACATTCCTTTTGTTCAAAAGGAATAACTTTTATTGGTGGTAAAATATCGACTGATTGAACTGGTTCTTTTACGTCAGTTTTAGCATTGCTTTGACTGAGAATATCAAACAACTTTACCTTTAAAGCCAGTTTTTTCTTTTGCTTCTGTAACGCCTTATTTTTTTGCTCAATTAGATTAGACAGATTTTCAAGTGTAGTTTGCTCTTCCTGAATCAATTGACCTTCTTCTTCAAGGGTTTCTTCATAGCGTTTCAGACAACTTTCAACTTTTGACTTATGCAACATCTCTTTTAATGAAGGGACATTTTCTTTGAGTAAGCGAATACTTTCTTGAATAGAATATTGTTTCTCAAGCTCATCATCTGTACTGTCCTCAGGCGGTATTATCCCTGTGTATTCTTCTATTAATATACTTGCATTCTCAATTCTCTTATTACGATTTACCAATCTGTAAAATCGTGTATAAATTTCTTTTAACATTTCCTTTGCTTTCATAATCTTTCTTCTCTTTGATAGGACGAATTATTCTGTTGATGCTCATTATCTGTGGAACTTTCCAAAAACGCAGATGTTGTTAACTGTGATCCATTTGGTACAGTAAGATTTTTCGCGGAATAAACAGCATCTTTATGGTGTTTTGTCATTGGAAAGTAGATTTTACGAGATTTGTTCTCATATGTATGAAGAAACCAATTTATTGTAACCCAAGATAACCCTTTGGATTGAGACAATTGAATAATTATGTTCCAATATTTTGGAGAAATACTATTACGATCGCGCATTTTACGCGCGGCTTCATAACTACATCCAACTTCTTCTGCGAATTGGCGTATAGATCCCCAGAACTCAATTAAATTTTTAACAGAAAAATTATTAACCATAGCAACAACAGTACATTACGTACAATTTAAAATCAAGATAAAATCGTACACATTGAACAGAAAAAATAGTGGATAATGTACAAATGATTCTTTTACCAAAAGATAGACTTAAAATGGCACGTGAGCGCGCCGGGTATTTAACACCGAGCGAAGCCGCACGTGCTATACCAAGTCTCAATGTTAATACATTAATTAGTAATGAAAATGGAAATCGCGCTATCTCGCGTCAAATGGCTGGACGATATGGAGAGGTATTTAATGTAGATCCTGGATGGATTTTGTATGGCAAGTCTTCTCAAGATAATCCTAGCCTCAGTGAGAGCGTTCCTTTAATTTCGTGGGTTAGTGCTGGAGAATTAAGTGAGCAAGACGGTATAACGGATTTTTTGGATTGTTCTATGATCGAAGCTGTCAATCTTCCAGCGGGTGAGTGGATTGCTTTGCGCGTGGATGGTTCGTCCATGAATAAAATTAGTCCTCCAGATTCTATAATATTTGTAAATATGCGAGATAAGAAACTTGTACCAAATGCTTGTTATGTCATTGCAGATGAAACTGGAAAGGCAACATATAAACGATATAGGCCAAATGATAATCCTCCTTTTCAACCCGCCTCATATGATAAAACAATAAATGCTCCAAAACTCGAAGGTGCTATCTCAATAATAGGTCGTGTACGGCGTACTATTCTTGAAATGTAATACTATAATCATCTTTCATCTACTTAAAATTAAATGCTATCAGTGGAATCGCGGCTGCGTTTTGTTGATTCCTAACAACAAGCCTGAGCATTTTTGACACTCTATATAATAAAGTGATTCTTATAGAGATAAAAAAACACAGATTATTTCCCCTTTTTTATTATTTTTATAAAATAAGTACAAAATGTACTTGACTATATTTGGTACATAATGTACTTATTTTGTATACACTACAAATAAACATTTACCAACACGAATGAGAGGGGATGGAAGATGAATAAACAGGTTTCTGTAGCTGATCATGAGATTCTGTTAGTTGTGTGTGATGATGGTCATCACCTTTCTTCATCAGGGCCAATTGATGAAACTGAAATCATGAACATTATTAACGGTGTAGGCGATGTTGTAAGCATCCTCCGCATTGATCTTCATTCAGACCGTTATGATGATATTTCTGAAGAGGTTGCTGAGCTTTATGTGCAAAAATACTTAGACGAAGGCCGCTATTGTTTTTTAGAGTCTAACCCGGATCTTTTTATAATTGAGAGTGATGCATACAATGATCTTTTAGAAGATACAAAAGATCGGGAATATGCTGATAAAGTCTACGGTACTTATGAAGAGCAGCACCGTTTACGTCCTTGCGATGTTTTAAATATGAATTATCGGAGGGGGTTATAATGGAAGCTTCTACTACTCATCAAAATAATACACTTGATCAAGTAATTATGGGAACGGTGAATGCTCGTAAATTACATGAGTTTTTGAAGATAAAAACCAATTTTAATGATTGGATTACTCAACGCATCCAAGAATGTAATTTTAAGGAAGAAGAGGATTTCTATTCAGTGCTTACTGAAGGTTCAAAAGATGATCATTCAAAAAAGGAATACTACCTTACCATAAAGATGGCATTAAAACTTGCAAAGATTGAAAGAGACCTAGTCTATCAACGCTTTCTGCGATTATACGCCTGATAGAGAAATAACATTTTCTTCCCAACACATCTGAAAAATCAATCCCAACAATATGAGGTCTGCAATGGAAGCGCTTATCGCTATTCAGAACAATACAATTAATCAGGAAACTGTTCAGACAGTCAATGCACGTGAATTGTATACATTTTTGGAAGTAGGTCGTGATTTCACAAATTGGATCAAAGATCGTATAAAAAAATACGAATTTGAGGAAGGAAAAGATTATGTTTTAACGCTCGCCAAAATTGGCGAACGTCAAAATGTGGTATTAAAAGAATATTACCTTACCTTAGACATGGCGAAAGAACTAGCCATGGTCGAACGGAATGAGAAAGGTAAGCAAGCTCGTCAATATTTCATTGAGTGTGAACGGAAAGCAAAACAAGTAATACCCTCTCAAATTGACTATTCTAATCCCCGGGTCATGTTAGGTGTTTTTACGCATTTAAAAAATGAAAATGAACGTAAGGATTATATCATTGCTGAATTAACCCCAAAGGCAGAAGCACTTGAACGTTTAGAACGATCTGATGGTCTGCATTGTGTAAGTGATACAGCAAAAATGTTAGGCTTACTCACAAAAGATTTAACGAGTTATTTGCTTAATCATCGTTGGGCTTATCGTCGTACTCAAAAAGGACCTTTGTTACCTTATCAGAGTAAAATCAATGAAGGACTAATGGATTGTGTATCCAAAACTATCCAAATAGCCGGCGGAAGGGAAATGAGTGTTTCTAATGCAAAAATTACACCAAAAGGATTAACACGCCTAAGTGTGGAACTCCAAAAACAGACTCTGCATTAAGGATAAAGATAATGACAACTTCTATCGTAGAAAAAGTGGCGCAGAAATATAATTTATCAGAACAAGAGTTTCGCAAAAAAATCATAAAAAATTGTATCAATTTCAATATTTCTAAGGAAGATTTTGAAGATTTTATTTATCTTGCTGATGGGTATAAATTAAATCCCTTGAGAAAAGAAATATATGCTGTTCCTAAAAGAGGAGGGGGCATTGAAGCAGTTGTTGGTATTAAGGGATGGTACAAGCTTATACGTTCACAGGATGATTATGATGGAATAGATATTATCTATCAACACGATAACAACGGAAAACTGCATGCTGCTCAATGTATTATATATTTGAAAAGCAAGAAATACCCTATAAAATTTACCGAATTTTTAGAAGAATGTAGACGCGATACAGAACATTGGCGAAAATCTTCTTCTCGCATGTTATGTTATAAGGCCATTACACAATGCGCACGTCTTGCCTTCGGTTTTGATGATATCTATGACGAAGACGAGGTCGATTGTATTAATGAGGCTTTTATCAATGAGGTTAATCACAATCCCCAAGATGAGAGAATATCTCATGATTTACTTGCGCAAATCAAAGAATTAATGAAACAAACAAAAACAGAAGAAGAAAAAGTACTCTCTTTTGCAGAAGTCGCAAGCCTTACAGAAATATCTCATGAGACGGGACAAATTATTTTAGAAGGTTTGAAAGAAAGACAACGCTTCCAAATGGAAGAAGAGCAACAAGCTTTACCTTCACCAAAACAACCAAACACACCAACTCAACAAGATCTACCAGGGGTGTGACATGGAACAAAGGACACCAGAGTGGTTTCAAGCTCGTTTAGGTAAAGTTACAGCTTCAAACATTGACAGCATTGTCGGAAAAACAAGTAAAGGCTCACCGACAAGTAAATATGAAGAGTACAAAAATAAACTTATCAGAGAACGTTTAGAAGATGAAATAATACCATCTTATGAAACGCCAGCCATGCGATGGGGGCGTAAATATGAAGATGAGGCAATTAAAAAATACAGTCTTAGACGTTTGGTTACTGTCACACGGTGTGGATTTATTCCTCACCCGACAATTGAAATGGCAGGAGCTAGTCCTGATGGTCTTGTTGGAGATGATGGTCTCATAGAAGTCAAATGTCCTCAACCGGCAACGCATATGTTTTTTTTGCGACATGGCAAAATCAAACCTGAATATATCTTGCAAATGCAATTTCAAATGGCTTGCACAGGGCGAAAATGGTGTGATTTTGTCAGTTATGATCCTTTGCTCAAAAAGAAATTAATTGGTTTTCGTTTAAAGATTCAACGTGTTCAACGTGATGATGAGCAGATTGAGCGTATCAATAAAGCTGTCGAAACATTTTTAGAAGAAATAGAACAAGAAACCCGAATCTTTACACAAGCTGCTTAAACCCCATAGGGGGCGCTCTTTTACTTACATCCTCCCAACCAGCGCTCCCACCAATTTATTTAATATAAAAAAGAAAGGTAATGAGATGATATTTGATGATGGCGATAGATATGTCACGACACGTGAATGTGCTCAGCTTTTTAGCGTATCGACAACAACGATTCGCAATTGGGTGACACGAGGATTATTTCCCAAACCATATAAGCTGGGTAAATCAGTAAGATGGAGAAAAAAAGAAATCTTGGCATTTATTCCAAAGGAAATAAGCTGCAAATAA